CTTTGAAAAATATGTAAAAGTGTTGGATGGGAGGGAGATGAACGAACCGGGAGTGCTGTAATTAGCAGTTACGAGGAAATACCCCTCTGCGCGATCAGCTGTGCGCTGAAAGTTGCTCAGACCGTTCACGGTGATGACCGTCCCGACTGGAGGCTGAGACGAAGTAGTCCCTACGTAAATGTTAGATACAGCATAGCCATCGGACACGACATCTGTAACCACAAACTCGGTACCGGGAATCTCGTAGAAGCTGGGCGTCTTGCGAATCTCCTGATGAGTTTGCCACTTGGTTGGCTGAATACCGTACTCGAAATCGGCGTCAATGAGAGACTGACCGAGGGACACGCGCTGCCGCTCAATAGCATCCGTGCCAAAATCATAGGGACGGGTCTGTTGTACGGGTGTATTCTTTGACTGCGTACTGAACGTTCCATCGATCGTACGGCTCATATTACTTATTGGAGAGAAAAGAAAAGGTGGACTAGGTATCCGACTCAACCTCAATGGTGAAAGACCAATCAAGGCCGTTGTTGCTCAGTGGGTTTCCGAAGCGGTCCTTGACTGCAATATTTAGGCGGTCAATCTTGTAGTCTGGATCAAAAATTTCAATAGACTGCTTGAAATAGCTGTCAGCTAGGTAGTTCTGAACACCACCCTTCTGGACTGTAATTGGGATTTTGTAGGTGGCGGCAAATGGCTCCATGCACGAATTGCGCAAATTTTCAATATAGATGCAAATGTAATTGTCAAAATCAATGCTGTAGGACTTGTTTGCGACAATAATCACGCCAAGTTGATCAGTTGTGAATCCCATAAAGTACCCAAGGGTACCGGGGGTCCCCGTGATGCTCGATGCTCCGACGACTGACGTGTACTGAATTTTGTTGGTCAGGGTGTTCAGGAAAAATGATCCAATTGCAGGGGTGATTGTGTTGTTCAGTGTGTTCAAGAACGTAGTGGCGGAATAGTTACCTGGACTGAAGGTGTATGACGTTGGTGTTCCAGCAATGTTCATGGTGAGGGTGTTGTACGGGGCGCGAATGTTGTAAAAACCAATTGGAATCTCAGCCGACTTGAGTGCTACCCTGCGAATCTTACGGTGAACCTGGCCGAGAATCACAGCACAATCAAACGAATCGATTCCACCGTTCTTTATGACAGTGTTCGAGGTGGTCGAAGACGTATCCACGTGAATGAACCAGACTTTGCTCATTTACTGTACTTTAAGATATTAATCTATGAAATGGTACGGAGATGCAGAGCCAGGCTGTAGCCTGGGAAGGTGAGGACATTGATGACCGTTACATTGTTCGAATTTACGGTCGGTGTGAAGATGGGAAATCTATATGCGTTTCTACCCCATTCGAACCCTATTTTTTCATCAAAATTCGAGCTGCTCACAAGTTTCCAGTTTTGAAACACGTTCTGAGTCGGCATTTTTTTGACCTCACTGAGATTCAAGAAATTAGAGCCAAAGACCTCTGGGGATTCCGTAACGGTCTGCGTGAGCGATTCGTCAAGTTGACATTCAAGACTCTCAAAGCGATGCGAATTTGTGCGGCGATGATTGACAAGATGAAGGAGAGAGACGATCGCTGGGAGGACCTCAAGGTGTTTGGTCAGCTAAAGATTTACGAGTCGAACATCGATCCCGTCTTGCGCTTCATGCACGTGACGGGTGTGCGTTCGACTGGTTGGTTTCATGTGGCGAATGGAGCTCCGGACTATGTGGCTTCGTGCAACGTCAACATTTGGGTTGAAGACTACACGAACATCACTCCAGTTGACCGAGATGACGTGGCTCCTCTCCGAGTCATGTCGTTTGACATTGAGTGCTACTCGTCAACGGGTGAATTTCCAAATCCAAACACCCCACTGGATGTGATTTTTCAGATTGGCATGACGACTCGCACGTTTGGATCTGACGAACCCATGGTGCGCAAGTGCCTCTGTCTCAAACAGACTGACGCTGCCGACTGTGAGAGTTTCGAGACGGAACGTGCACTTCTTGACAGATTTGAAAAGTACCTCATCGAGGCGGATCCTGACATTGTGACTGGTTGGAACATCTTTGGCTTTGACTTGGAGTATCTTCAAGTTCGTTCTGTCTTGTGTGGTCTTGCGCCAACGTGGGGACGATTCAAGGATTCACCGATTGAGTTGGTGATTAAGAACCTCGCGTCGAGCGCACTCGGTAACAACATGCTCAAGATGGTCCCTATGCGTGGCAGGTACGTTTTTGATTTTTTCCAGGATGTCAAGCGTGAGCACAAACTCGAGAGCTACTCTCTGAACAACGTCTCGAAGCACTTTCTGAACGATCAAAAGAACGACATGCCGGTCAAGGAGATTTTTAGTCGATTTGCAGAGGGAGACCCGAAGCGTCTCGGGGAGGTTGCGGAGTATTGTATTCAGGATACGGTCCTACCCCACAAACTCCTCGACAAGTTGTGTCAGCTTCAGAACCAGATTGAGATGGCCAAGGCGTGTTGGGTGCCTCTTTCGTTTCTGAGCGAACGTGGGCAGCAGATCAAGGTGTTTAGCCAGATGGCTTACAAAGCCCGGCAGCTTGGATTTATCATCCCCGTCTTCAAAAAGACGGGTTTGCCGGGGTCTGATGACGGGTATCAAGGTGCGACTGTGTTGGACGCACAAACCGGTGCATACTATGGCCCAATCACTGCACTCGATTTCGCGAGCCTGTACCCGAGCATCATGTGCGCTCACAACCTTTGCTATTCGTCAATGGTGATGGATCCACAGTTTGACAATTTGGAGGGGGTTGAGTACGAGCAGTTTGGTCAGTTTCGGTTTGCACAGAATGTGCCAAGTCTTTTGCCGATCATCTTGTCCGATCTCAAGGCGTTTCGCAAAAAGGCAAAGAAGCTCATGGCTGCAGCGGAGGGAACGCCGATGGAGGCGGTGTACAACGGCCAACAGCTTGCGTACAAGATTTCGATGAACTCAATCTACGGGTTTACCGGCGCGTCGAAGGGTATGCTTCCTCTTGTGGCGATTGCGAGCACGGTCACCATGCGGGGACGCCAGATGATTGAGGAGACGAAGAATTACGTCGAGGCTAACTTTCCAGGTGCTCATGTCAGGTACGGTGACACTGACTCTGTGATGGTTGAGTTTGACGTACAGGGGCGTAAAGGCCAAGAGGCGATTGATTACTCGTGGCAACAGGGCGAATTGGCTGCTGAGCAGTGCACCAAACTGTTCAAGGCGCCCAATGACCTTGAGCTGGAAAAGGTGTATTGTCCGTACTTTCTGTACTCGAAGAAGCGGTACGCAGCCAAGATGTACGAGAAAAAGGGGGAAAATGTCATCTTCAAGAAGATTGACGTCAAGGGGCTCCAGGTGGTTCGGCGCGACAGCTGTCCGTACGTGCGCGAGACGCTCAAGAAGCTCTTGGAAATGATTTTGGAGAGTGACGATCCACGCCCACCGGTTGAATTCGCAAAGCAAGCGACCAAGCTTCTTACGAGTGGTATGGTGCCGATGGAGAAGCTTTTGATGAGTAAGCAGTTGGCTGCAAACTACAAAGTGAAGATGCCGCATGTGGAGGTTCGGGACAAGATTCGCAAGCGCTCGCCGGGGTCCGAGCCTCAACAGGGGGACCGTGTCCAGTTTGTGATTGTCGAGGGTCCGAAGAATGCCAAAATGTTTGAAAAGGCGGAAGATCCTGAATGGGTTATCGAGAAGAAGATTAAGATTGACTACCAGTACTATTTCACGAATCAGCTCAAGAAGCCGGTGTGTGATCTCTTGGAGCCTCTCTTGGGCAGGGACACGGAGAAGCTCATATTCCAGCCCAAGGTTCGGACCATCACGCAGTTTTTCACTCCTAAATAGAGAAGTCGCCACTTGGTGTGACAAGTAAAAATGGAACGTCAGATTACAGAACTGATTGAGGAGGAGGTGAATCGCAGGGTTGCTCTTCGGGTCGGCAAATCTCTCGAAGTCATCTCAAAATTGTACGACATTCCACTTTCGCGCCTTGTGCAGGATACTGCAGATATCGAAGTGCGGTTTTGTCAAGGACTACTCAAGAGCAAGAAGCGATGTCTCAAAGAGCCGCAGCACAATGGCTACTGTCTCTTTCATCAGAAGCAGGTTCCTGTCGTCAAGGCGCATACTGTTCCAAATCAAGTTCCTCAACCGGTCACGTGGGGTTCTGCGCCCGTAAGCCGCTTAAACATTTAGAAGTTTAATAATACAATGAACAAGTCCAGCTTACTTCTCGAGAGTCTCACCCGTTTTTTCAGCGATCAACAAAACGCCGAACAACTACATGATGTTCTCTCGCACAGCAAGGGTATATCCCTTCGCAATTTGGAGTGGTTTGTGACAAACTACGCCAAGACACGTCACGTGACGTACACGGGGCCAAATGGAAAGATTTTCACAGTCCATGTGGCTTACAAGTCGTCGCTTGACGGATACTCGAAGAAGCTTTTCGATCCATTTTGTCGGACCGAGCGCATCGAGTTCCAGGGTCTCACCACTACGGTGGCTCAACTTAATTTTATTCGGTGGTGCATCACGAATGGCATCATCGCATATCTCATCAGCAACAAGCTTCGTGACTTACATGAACGGAAGACGAGCGGATCCATTCTCGAACTCGAGAATAGTGTACCCGTAGTAGAACAAGTATAGATTGTATCCCTGGTTAACCTGTGTGGCGTATTGCTGAACAAAAACGATTTTGAGCGTCGTCGTTTGCGAATCTAATTTAGAAAAATTGATGTACCCTCCCGCATTGTACTCTTTCGGATTGAGCCCGAAGGAATACATGTAGATGTTCTTTGCGGGCACTGACAAGTTGTGCTCGATGGGCTGCTTGAATGCGTAGTAGAGGGACCCCTGAAATGTACTTGTAATGTCCATGTTGTTAAGCACAACCTTTGCCGTGTCAATAGGGTCTACGAAATATGCCGTCCCTGACGTGAATGGCAGTGTCACTGCAGTCTGAATGTACTTGGTCGTAAACCCGTACTCGTACCGCACGTCAGTGTACAGGCTCGATGTCACCGTCTCGTACTTTTTGTTTCGGATGAACCACACGAGCATTTGCACCGGAAAGCTGGCTGTGAGCTGCAATTGTGTAGTGGAGCTGCTGAACGACAGGACACTCTCCTTCTTGAGACGATTGATCACGTAGCGAAGTTTTTTCGTCTTGTAGTAAAGTTTCTCCTCCTCATTCAGCTTAATCTCTTCGAGAATGAGTGCAGGGTTGATAATTTCTTTGTAGGTTGTGGCTGGTTTTGCGGCGGATGGGTTCCAATCGTTTGAAATCCACGGCCATGGATTAAACTTAATTCGAATGTACATTCGTTGATTGTACAAGGCGCACAATGGAAAGTATGGTCTCCGAAGGCGTTCACGTCCTTTTGACAGGTAGGAATGTCGGCGACAGAAAAAGTACTCGAGCGGGACACAGACGGTGACATTGCTCGTCGTAGGACTCAGTGACGTTGTAGATCCACCGTTGACGGCTGAAAACATCGCCGTCTGCTCATCAGAGTCGAGGAACACCTGGTCCTTGATGAAGAACCAATCGTCATAGACTGTCTCGACAATCGTGTCATTAATCATGAAATCACACTGTGCAATGAGCGCTCGCCCCACCTGATTGACGTAGATGTTTGACGAATTGGTCAAGACTGGAAGTTGGCACGTAAAGTACATGTTGCACATGAGGTCTCCGAGCTCCTTTGGCTTGAGCTCAACGGTGATTGTCTCACCGAGAAATGTAGATCCTTGGATAGGCACGTACCGCTGGTAACACACGAAGTTGGTGTGTTGTGGATAGTCGGTGTTCCAAATGGTGTCATCTTTTCCAGTTGTGTATTTCTCCTGTGGACCGACTGCGTACAAGGAATATGTTGTCCCTGCGTTGTACCCCTCCTTTTCAAGATCCTTGTACGTGTCTTGGAAGATTGGCTGATGTCCCTTGACATTTTGACCCAGTTCACGAAGAGGAGCTCCCCCCGTTGTTTTGATGTTTGAATTAATGATGACGGACAGATTCGAAGAGTAGTCAGACTTGTACATCACATTTGCACCAATTACACGAGCTTCATCTGGGGGTTGTTGAACCGTCACCGTTCCAAACACAGGCTCCATCGTGTTATCCTCAACCTGATCGCTCGTCAATGTGACGTACGAGTCATATGTGTACGAATCCTTGACCGTGCCGGGTGTCGTCACAAAGTTGTTCGTGAATACGTTACTGCTCTTGAGCCCTGTGATCCCGTCGACTGTCCACCGGGGACCAAACATTTTCGGCACACTTCCTCGAATGTAGTACACGAGGCGTCCCTGTGTCACATAGTAAAAACCGTCAAGAATACCGGTAATTGAGTTTGTAACGAGAGAGCCAGCATCTGGGGGGTACAACACGGCTCCAATCACTCCCTGATAATTTTGAATGTTCTGTTCCGTATCAGTCTGACACTCGAATGACCACAAGTACGACTCTGACGTTCCGGGTCCAATCTCTACAACACCGGGCGTGTTGGTCGCTTTTGTGAGGATGATGTTTCCCACGAGATTTGTAATACCCACTGCTCTCCAGCCAGAAGTCAACGGGGCCGGTTTACGTGACGGGAGAGTTGGCCAGCTCGTCATGACATAGAACGTAATCACATTCTGTGACGTTGCAGTGTATAAACCACTCAACTGAACTGGCTGTAGAATAACGGGAGCCTCCTCCGGTCCTGCCGGGGCTTCTGGTGGCGGTGTGAATGCTGGGATGACTGTGCCGAGAACACGTGCCTGAATTTTGCGTTCGAGATTGAGAGTCTTTTGAAAAGCTGGGACGACTCGAGACTGGATCGCTTGCTGAATTTCTTTGAGCTTTTGAAATCGTGTTACAGGATTCAAGTCAGTAAAGAATTCTGACATCTACAACTGGCTCAGGTTATTTTTCCACATCTGCACCACACTTGTGCTCTTGAGTACATGTAGATCAGACTGTCGCTTCGCACACAGAGTCTCAAGCTTTACAACCTCCTCTTGTGTGTAGTTGTACGTCTTGATATCTAGCAGCTTGGGTACATGCTCTTCTTCAAACTTGCGCTTTCGCATCTGTGCCTTGACACTGTCAAGCGGCTCGTTCAACACCTTGATTGATCCGTGGATGACACCCTTGATAAACTCAAGCTTGGTGCTTATCCACTGAATCTCCGACTCGAGTTCACGGACGAGATGCGCCTTGCGTTTCTTGTACAGGTCTGTACGAAGTTCGATGTAGTCGCAAAGAATCTCTTCGGGGCTTGCGTACTTTTTGACGGCACCCTTCGGGCCAATCAGGTACATGTTGCTCGTGTGAATCGTCTTGACCAGGCCCAGCTCCTTGACCGGATCCTCACCCGCAAACCCCCAGATTCGAAAGTCTGGCTGTGTCTCCGTCGAGTGATTCTCGTACTTTTGAATCACGTTCTTCTCGACAAGATCCTCCAGGTGCTCTTTGAAGTCCTGAATCCACTTACCCGGAGGGAGTTCAGTCACGTGAATCTGCGTCCCCTCCTTCTCGACGACACCCTCCATGACCCACGTGTGATCCTTCGTCTTGGTCATCTTCCCCCTGAACCCCTTGAAGTATGGCTTCATTGGTACCATGGGCACCTGGTCGAGTGCGCATAGAATATTCTGCTTGATCGCCTCCGGATTGAAAGGAGGAACGTAGCAGCTGAAGCCGGTCCCGATGCCCTCTGCACCATTCATCAGAATCATCGGCACAACTGGAACGTAAAACTCAGGCTCCACCTGTTGACCGTCATCAATCACATACTTGAGAACGGCGCTGTCGTTCGGATCAAAAATGTTCTTGGTCCACGGTGCTAGACGTGTGAAGATGTAACGAGAGCTTGCAGCATCCTTGCCTCCCGCCAGGCGTGTTCCGAATTGTCCACTCGGCTCGAGCAAATTGAGGTTGTTGGCACCCACAAAGTTTTGAGCCAAGTTGACAATCGTACCTTGGAGGCTCGCCTCGCCGTGGTGATACGCCGTCTGCTCCGCCACATACCCGGCCAACTGAGCCACCTTCATGTCTGACGTCAGGTTCTTCTTGAGACAGGCGTAAATCACCTTGCGCTGACTCGGCTTGAGACCATCCGCCACGTGAGGAATCGACCGCTTAATGTCCTCGGCGCTAAAATTGGCCAAGTCACGGTGGATGAAATCAGTCACGGTCAACGTCTTGACTGAACCGTACGAAATACCCTTTGGGGGAGACGCCATGTGCTTTGCAAGCCACTCTTTGCGATCGTCAGCCTGCGACTTGCTAAATGCCAAAGTCATCGATTCGGTGAGATGGGGGTCGGTGCTAAATCCAACTGTCAGCTTGTCAATCTGTTTGAAGTACTCCTTGGCCTCTGCTGACGTTGATGTGCCGAGACCCTTGTAGTACTTCACCGGGCCACTTGTTGACGCGTCCCTGAAAGCTTCCTCCGTGAAAAACCACGTCTTGCCCGCCTTGATGACAGGTGTCACCATGCTGACCACAAATCCAAGTCCGATGAGTTGAGGCCAGTACACGTGAATCATGTTCAACACAAGGCCCTTGATGTGGGAGCCGTCCAGGTCCGCATCAGTCATAATCATCAGGCGCCCGTACCGTAAATCTCTCAGTGAATTATAGACCTTGCCATGTTGGAGCCCGAGGATCTTTTTGAGGTTAGAAAATTCTTCATTCTCCGTCACCTGTTTTATCGTGGCATCCCGAACATTTCGCGGTTTACCCCTGAGTGGAAACACACCAAACTTGTCACGCCCCACAACGCTCAACCCAGCAATAGCAAGGGCTTTAGCCGAGTCACCCTCGGTAATAATAAGAGTGCACTCGGTGCTGCGATGAGTGCCAGCCCAGTTAGCGTCATCCAGCTTCGGAACGCCCGTAATTCGCGACTTTTTGGACCCATCTGTCTTCTTGAGCTCTTTGTCGATTTTGGCAGCACCGAGAGCCACAAGGTCGTCGAGAACTCCAGTGGCCAGGATGTCCTTGATGAATTTTGGTTTCGGCTCAATGGCCTCGGTAATTTTTGACGTGCACTCCGCCTTGGTCTGACTGCTGAACGTAGGGTTGACAACCACCGCCCGCACAAACACAAAAAGACTCGCCTTGATTTGTGCGGGCTTGACCGTGACGCGCTTGTCCTTCTGAAGCTCCTCCATAATCACCTTGACCACCTTGTCGACATGGGTCCCACCCTTGGTGGTGGAGATGCCATTCACCCAGGAGCACTGCTGAAAAGCTCCAGATGTCGAGTGACCAACAACAATGTCAAAATTCTCCGTGTGCATCTTGGCAGTCGAACCGAGGCCGTGCAGCTTGGCATATTCCTCGAGGCTCGGGGCCACCAGATCCACATTGTTAAAGTTCACCCTGGCCTTTGAGCACCACATGGAGGCGTCCCACGCACGCTTGAAAGCCACGTGAGCAAAATCACACGGTCCACCAAATCTGGCAAAGTCGGGCCAAAATTGGATTTGAACATATGGCATCTGCAAAGTACCACCGACTCCTTCGAGAATCTCCGGGGGTGAAACCTTGCTCATGTTGTCCGTCCACGCCTGCTTGTAAGACTTTTTGCCGTCCCAAAGAGTCAGCTCAAATTTCTTGGAAAACACATTGGCGAGCTTGGCCCCGTAGCCGTTGCGACCACCAGTCACGCGCTGCTCATCGTCGTTGTAGTTGGAACTCGTCAGCAAGTGTCCAAAAATCAGTTCGGGGATCCAGATGGGCTTTCCGTCCACCCCCTTCTCCGTCGCGTGCTTCTTGATAGGAATGGAAACGCCAAAGTTTCGAACATAAGCAAACTCACCCCCGGTAATGATTTCAATTCTGTAAACCTTTTTGGGATGCAACGAGTACTGGTCGATTGCGTTGACCAGAACCTCGTCAAATATCTTCACCAAGCCAGGTGCAACAGAAAGCTGACGAAGGCTGAAGTGGTCCCCATCTCGAACCCAATAGGAGGCAGGTTCGGGGTGGAGGGATCCGACATAAGTGTCGGGGCGCTTGAGAATATGTTCGACATGTGAGAGGCGTTCATATTGCATTTCAATTTTAGGTTTTAAATCCTTTAGTTGAACTTGTTCCAGTTTATTGGTGCGAATACGTGTTTGTAGAATCCGCCGTACTGGAGGAACAGGTGGGCCGCCACGTACAGACCGAAGCTCTCGGCAATCACCAAGGGACCCTTCTCTCCGTGCTGGTACGCCACACCGTACTCACCAATACCGCAAATTGCCGTGAAAATAAGAAGCTCAACTGGGAATGGCATCTTGAGACCACTGGGTGACGTGTTACCAGTCTTTGCCGCGTTGTAAGTGTACCAGATGGCAAGAGGTCCAATGATTGCCACTAGTGCGATACCCAAATACTTCAGCACCTTTGCCTCCTTTGCCATTTTCTGCGAATGGTCAGTCTCACCAGCTGCCAGTTTGTAATACCCCGCAAACTCACGGCAAACTCCGAAAAAGAAGAAGAAGAGGGTTGAGATGAAAATTGTATTAAAAATCATACCAGAGTCACCGCCACGATTCCAGGCGACGAAACCTCCTGAAAGTGCACCAGTCAGTGCAAATATGAGAACACCGGCAAGAAACTTGCGAGGCTCCTTTTCAACGTATTCGGTGTGAGCATTGACAAGACTCAGAATCAACAAGAGAAGCACGAGACCCCCCTTGCCCGTCAGTACCAGGTTGTGAAAAGCGTGCTGAGCCGCCTTCGAGTCCATTACTTTATGACTAGAAAAGAAATCAGGGCAATCATGAGTAAAATCACCATCACAATTTCAATTGGAAATTCATCTTCGGATGGAGGATTGTAGTTTAGGCGTTCTGCCCAGTAGTGCAAGGCATCGATGGGGGTCACCTGTGGTTTGCCGATGTTTGCATTCACTGCATTGTGAACGGCAACTGACCACAGAAAGAGATCCTCCGATGTGTTCAGGCTATCCTGTAGAGGGTACTTTTGGAGAACCTCGGTAAAGTGAACTTGGCACATGGGACACGGTAGAACCTTGGTGTAACTTTCGACGAGCGCCTGGAAGGCAGCCTTGTGTTCTTGAGTCAGGACGCTGGGTGCGGACAAACAGGCAAGGTGAAGAGTGCCCCAAAAGTAAGGACCCCAATTCTTCATTCTATTACTAATTTTGAAAATAAATTCGTACATAATACCATATGAATGCATACTTGAGTACCGCGAAGGAATACAGAAATCTTGAGCGTCAAATCGCATTGGGGTCAAAGCCAAGTGCGTTCCGTCGTCTATTCGGTGGGGCAAAGGCTAAAGTTCAAAACCTTGCAAACAAGATGTATGCACGCAAGAAACTTGCTCCGATCAACTA